AAATAGCCCAGACGGTGATACTTCCGATGTTACTGTTTTAATTTTAGATAGTCATAAACAACCAAATTTAGAAGTAACATACATTAATGCAATGCCGATTGGTTTGACTCCAGTGAGTTTAGACTTATCTAACCAAGATGTTATCTATCCAGAAGCAACAGTGACTATGAGATATGATGCTTTTGATATTAAGAAATTAAGTTAAGGGTTGACAAATCATAGCAAACCTGTTATAATATACTTTTATAGTTAACAACCGAGTTTACATTATGGATACAAATGACATATCAGCCCTATGGGCAAAAGATTCAGTAATCGACGAAACAAATCTTGTCGGAGAATCAAAACGAATCCCAGTGCTTCACAGCAAATATTACAATCTCTTTTATAGAGAAGTACTTCGAGTCAAAAAATTAAAAGCAGAATATAAAGAACTTGAAGCTCGTAAGCGTGAATATTACGATGGCTCAATGGCTGAAGAAGATTTAAAAGACAATGGCTGGAAGCCTTATCAGAAGAAAGTATTGCGTAACGAAGTAGATAAATATATTCAAGCAGATAAGGATATTATCAAACTCAGTTTAACTATTGATTACCATTCTGCTAATGCAAACTTTTTAGAAGACATTGTGCGAACTATTCATAGTCGCAATTTTATAGTAAAAAATATGATTGACATGTTAAAATTTCAAGCTGGTGATTATTAATGAATTGGTGGGATAAATTTCTCGAGTGGGGCTTTCAACAAGAAGCCAATAAACAATTCGCTGAAACACAAAAAATTATAGATGATGTAAATGCCATCGGAGGTGAACGACAACCTCAAAAGAAAGTTGTTGACATGATGGCTGACGATACTGACCCAGAAGAAATTACTATTGAAAACGCATATAAGACGAGATGGATTTGGTATCATACGATATTAGCTATCGGAATCTTTTTTACTAACATTATTTTATTCGGCATTTTTATATTATTAGCAATTAAGCTATGAGTGAACAGATAACCTTAGAACCTATTAATTCAGTCCACATGAAAGTTGTTGCAGATAGCGGCACACTCATGGAATTAGCTGAGCAATTTAGTTTCAGACCAGAAGGTTATCAATTTGTTCCTGCTTATAAGAATAGAGTATGGGACGGAATTATAAGATTATTCCAACCAATGCGACCAATTATCTATGTTGGTTTATATCCACATATTAAAAAGTTTTGTGATGACCGTGGATATTTCTTATCCGCACCAGACCACATTGGAACAGACGAGGAATTTGATGACGATTATCCTACTCAGCTCGCTGAAGAAATCGATTGTAAGTTTATACCAAGAGATTATCAAACAGAATATGTACTTAACGCATTGCGTAAACGCCGATCTTTATCTCTATCACCGACATCATCTGGCAAGTCTTTAATAATCTATTTAATACAACAACATTATTTTCAAGCATTCGGCCACAGAACATTAATTATTGTACCAACTATTTCTTTAGTCCACCAAATGAAAGGTGACTTTATAGATTATGGTTGTGATGAGAATGATATCTATACTATTCAAGGTGGTGTTGATAAAAATACTAGCTCACCGATTGTTATATCTACATGGCAATCACTTATTAAATTAAAGAAAGATTGGTTTGACCAATTCAAAGTTGTACTTGGAGATGAAGCACACACATTCCAAGCAAAAAGCTTAACAAAGATTATGGAATCATTAACTGACTGTGAATATCGACATGGATTTACAGGTACATTAAAATCATCAGAAAGTAAAACTCATAGGTTAGTACTTGAAGGATGTTTTGGTGAGGTTAAACGATTTGTTAATACCAAAGAGCTTATGGATAAAGGAACGGTAGCTGATTTTAAAGTCAAAGCGATCGTGTTATCTCATAGTAATGAAACAAGAAAGAAATTTAAAGATGCTCTCAAAAATTTAGATGGAACAAAGAAATGGCCAGCTGAACGAGAGTTTATTGTAAACAATGAGAAACGAAATAACTTTATTAAGAATCTCGTTCACAGTTTAGAAGGTCAGAATAATTTGATTCTATTTGACCTTGTAGAAAAACATGGTAAAGTTTTAGAACCTTTGCTTCGCAAAGAAGGAAGAGAGCTTCACTTTATATATGGCGGAACGAAGGGCGAAGAGCGTGAGAATATTCGACATTTAGTTGAGAATGATTCTGAAAAGAGGCATGACATACTTGCTTCTTATGGAGTATTCTCTACAGGTGTTAATTTGAAAAGATTAGATAATGTGATATTTGCTACTGGTTCAAAGAGTGAAATCAAAGTACTACAATCTATTGGTAGAACATTAAGAAAAGCTGACGACTCGACTGAAGCTACTCTATATGATATTACTGATGATTTATCTGTTGGAAGTTTTGAGAACTATACTCTAAAGCACTTTAAGAAAAGGATTGAAATCTACGGAGCTGAACAGTTTCCGTATAAGATATACACTATTGAAATATAGTACTATAGTGGGCCTTAAAGGTTGATAACCTTATTATAACAGAAGATGCTACACTTGTCAACCCTTTTTTGCAATTATTTTCATTTATTTTCATCAAGGTAAATTAATGGTTGACAAATCCCTCAAAACATGTTATAATTTACTTTTAAAAAATTCCAACATAAGGAAATAAAAATGGCAAGAAAAAGAAACTATGTCAACAATCCTGACTTACTTGCTGCTCTAATAGATTATAAAGCTCTATGTAAAGAAGCAGAAGACGCAGGAGATAGAAACCCACAAGTACCAGAATACATTGGAAAGTGCATATTGTTAATTGCAACAAGACTCGCAACCAAACCAAATTTCTCTGGTTACTCATATAAAGAAGAAATGATATCAGATGGAATTGAGAATTGCTTAATGTATATTCACAACTTCGACCCAGAAAAATCGCAGAACCCTTTTGCATATTTCACACAGATTATCTGGTTTGCATTTCTACGAAGAATTCAAAAAGAAAAGAAGCAGACTTATATTAAGTTTAAAGCTTCTCAGAACATGTTAACTCAGAGCATACTTCAAGATAGTGATGCACAAACTATTCAAATGAATGAGCCACCTGAGTACATTAGTCGATTCATTAATGATTTTGAATCTAAATTTAAGAAAGGAAGTAAAGATAAGAAATGAAAAAAATCTTAATTTGCGGGCTTCCTGGTTCGGGTAAGAGCTATCTTGCAGAACCGTTGGCCGAGGAATTGGAAGGTGTTTGGATTAACGCTGACCAAGTACGTGAACATTACGACGACTGGGATTTTAGTGACGAAGGTCGTATGAGACAAGCAATGAGAATGAAATTTCTCGCAGATGGCGTAGTCCGAGCAGGAAAATATGCTATCACAGATTTTGTTTGTCCTTTTGAGAGAGCTCGAAAAGATTTCAATGCAGATTATACAGTGTGGATGGATACAATTACAGAAGGCCGATTTGAAGATACTAATAAAATCTTTGAGAAACCAGAAGTTGTAGACCATATTATACACACATGGCGACAAGATACTCATGTATCTATGGCCAAGGTTATTAAAGCGAAATATGAGTGAAGTAACAAAAGCGAGACATTTAGCTAAAGCAGTTACATGGAGAATTATAGCAAGTATAACTACAGCTTCAATTGCATTATACTTTGGTTTACCCCAAAAAGCAGTAGGCGCAGTTTTTCTTGCTGATATAGTAATAAAATTTGTATTATATTATGGGCATGAACGCTTATGGTATAATCACATAAAATTTGGAGTAAAAGAATAATGTTTGAAATGGAAGATGCATTCGATTTTAAAAAACCAACAGTACAAATGTTGGGTAGATGGCAACCGTGGCATGAAGGTCACACAAAATTATTTCAAAAAGCCTTGACAATTACAGGACAAGTTGTTATAATGGTACGTGAAGTATTCGGCACAGAAGGTGATGCTGGAGCTGGTCGTACTGTTGAACAGACAGATAATCCCTTTGGTGAGATTGCTGTTATTGATGGTATCAAAAAGGGTTTAGGAGAAGCAGGTTATGAAGAAGGTCGTGAATATATGATTATGGCCGTACCAAACATCGTAGACATTAGTTATGGTCGAGGTGTTGGTTATACATTTACTGAGCATGACTTAGGAGCAGATGTACATAACATTAGTGCTACAAAAATTAGAGCCAAAATGAGAGAAGAAGGTAAATTATGAAATTAGTACCAAGTACTGACCCAATCCTTACTAAGGGACTGGAAGAGTTTGATTTTGAAAAAGTCAAAGAAATATTTGCAGATGCTGCAGATTTAAAAGAACAAATGGTTGACCTGATGGTAAAACATAAAGGTGTTGGATTATCAGCTTGTCAAGTTGGTTTAAACATGCGTTGTTTTGTAATTGGAGAAACAAAAGAATCTGCCATTATGGTAATCAATCCAAAAATACTTGGGTTTGGTGAAGAAACAGAATTAGCTCCAGAAGGTTGTCTAAGCTTTCCAGATATGTTTTTACAAATTGCTAGACCATCACAAGTATCAGCTGAATGGGTTGATGAACATGGTAACTACCAAGCAGGAACTCTTGATGGTTATGGTGCTCGATGTTTTATGCATGAGTTTGACCATCTCAACGGAGTAGTTTTTAGAGATAAAGTATCTCGTCTTAAATGGGATAGAGCTACAACTAAGAAAACTAAAATCCAAAAGCAAAGAAAGAAAATGCAAGAAGCTATGACGTATCTTAACTCAATGGCACAAAAAGAAAAAGCTCAGGCAGAAGTAGCATTAGACCTGAACACTGGAGATTAAATGAAGATTGCGATCGTAACTGACTTACACTTTGGTGCTCGAGGAGATAGTAGAGTATTCCATGAGGTACAAAGAAAGTTTTTCCAAGAGGTATTTTTTCCTTATGTAGATGAACATG